TTAATTTATATGTTGTTTTATTATTTGTGCAAATGTTTTATCCTGCGGTCGGAGGCTTAGGGGGATTAGCAACCTCATTTACCATTCCAAACTGAGTTGGGATTTCTCCCGTGGCTTCTCCAGCTTCGCGTGATTGACCAAGACTAACACGTCCGGCTCGTTGTCCGCTCATTACTGGAGGCGCGGCTGCTGGTTGCAATGATGGGTGGATTGGTGTTCCCTGACCTGCGGTAAGGTGCATGAATGCCTTTTCAGCAGATGCGCGGAACTCCGACAACTGCTCCCTGCTTGCGCCCTTGGCTTCCGCCTGCATGACGTGTCCCATGAAGTGTTCGATAGCTTTACTAAGGGGCTGCACCATCTCTGGAGGCAACGAACCAGCGGGAGCGTTTTCAATCAGAGGCATGAGCTTCTGTGACATCACGCTCAAGTGAACCATGTCGTTATCGCGTGGTGATACAGGAACCTCTTGCCCGGCGATGATGGATTGAAGCTCGATAATCTGCTGACGGGTTGCTTCAATTGCCAAAGCTTCAACTTGGTCTTTAGGTAGAATAACAGCATTGGCAATACTCTCGCCAAGCTTGCGGCTCCAATCCAGCTTGAGCAATTCATCTTGGTTTACATTAGGATTGCCCATGTAACGCTGAATCATCATGTCAAGAATTTGATCGTTCTGAGCTTGAGTATCTGGCAGAAGTTCTTCAGCAGGGCTATAAGCCATAAGAAGAATGTCCGAAGGAGGAAGGTTGCGCTCAAGCATATTCAGCACACACGAAATCGCATCTTCATCCAAATGCTCTGGAACCTGAAATGGAACCATAAAAGAAGGAAGTTCCATGACACTGCGATCAAATGCGTCAACAACATCTGCCCTAGCCCAAACTGCGTTAGGAACAAGTTGTCGAGCGATGTCAAGCTTTGTCTTCAACTCGGCGGCAGCTTTGATATGCTCTGGATGACAAATGCCACGCTGCATACGCTCAACAGCATTGCTATACTGTTTCGTGAATCGCATCAAAATTCCTTCACGAATTTGATTTTCAATAGCGGCAACACGATTGATTTCAGATGCAGTTACTTTTTGATCCCGCATTCCCAATGCAGAACTAGGAAGGAATGTTCCAATCTGAATTTCAGCAAGGCCAGAAATGAAGCGATCCAGCGTCAAGAAATCATTGACATTTGCTGGCATATTCTGCGGGATGACTTCATATCCTTCCGCGATATAGGCGACAGGATGATGGACAGTAAGTGGCGTTGCTCCAGCTTTCGCGTTCGGCCCCTTCTTGAGAAGAAGCATTCCAGACAAGTAGGAATTATCTACAACAAGGTTGCGAGCCTTCTCAACAGCAATATGCGTGTTATAAAGATCGCGTCCCGCACCGCGAGAACTCATAAGATTTCCGCTTCCGATCTCAACACTGAACAATGCCAAACATTCGCTCATACGATTGTAGCGATCAAGCTGAGTGCAAATCTCGTCTCCGCTTTTATCGTCAAACAAAAATCGACTAATCTTCCCGTGTGGCTCACGAACCAAAAGCTCGCCAAGCTCTACATATTTCGCATCATTTTCGTAGCTTGCTCCGTAGCTGCCTTCACGAATCCAGTCTTCATAGCGACGAGCATCATCATCAGCATCAAGCGTGCGTCCAGCAGGGATTGCATTGTTGATTGCCTTAACAAGATTCTTGATATGCCATCCCGCCATTGCTGACATTTGTGGATCTTCAAGAACTGGCAAAAGCTCCGCAATCTGATAGCGTCGCTTGCGACCCCAGATTGGGGTAGCGTCAGTTTCTTGCGGAGTCTCGATAGAAAAGAATGTGTAGTCTTGACGAAGGAAGTCAGGCTTCCAATCACGAAGATCATCCCAACAAAGTCCACAAAAGCCAAAGGTGGTATTTTCATGGACTACCTGAGAAACGATGTCGTCATGCCCCTTCCATCCACGGATACATTTCGTAATTTCTTCACGGAAAATCTTTGTCTTGTTTTCGGTATCGACGCCTTCGATTGGATACTTTGTGTATGTAAGCGTAGGAGCCTGCTCGATAACTTGCTTGAATGGAGGCTGAATACGGCTAACCATCGTGGACAAGAATCCTGTTGGGCGATTGCTGCGCCAATTCTGCCCCATGCTCTCAAGCTTCTTCGCGCTATATGGAGGCTCGTTATTTAGCTTTTTTTGGATTAGCTGGTTCTTGCGATTGCGCTCAACATTCTGCTGCTTCAGGCGACGATATGCAGAGTGGGCTTGTGCAGTGTCTTTGAACGTCCGCCTTACCTTGAGTGTCTTTGGATCAACAGTATCTCCGTTGCTAGTAGGCGAACGATCCTCAATCTCAACGTTAAGCGTCCTTGGCTTAGTCTGATTATCAGTAATGCGTGGAGCCTTGTTAGCGTAGGTATCGGTAACAATAGCGGGTAACGGTTTCAAGACATCTGCCATAATTATTTATTATTGTTCAACCAGCAAAAGTTTGGCAAATCATTTGATTCGGCCAATTTTTCTTTGTCAAAGAAAATCGCAGTTCGATTGTCATGCCTTAATAGCCTGCATCCACCTAAAACTGCTGAAGATTTTGTGTCTCTTGCATTGCGAATGCTTGCACATATACGATCTGTTGCTGCAATGCAAGAAGAACATCCACCACGCCAATTGACATTATTTGGACAATTCCTGCATATTTTAGCTCGTTCTTCTGCAACATCATCACTAACAAGTTGATTGCGCTCGGTTGAGTAAAGAATATTCCTAGCCCAAGTAGAAATATCATTCATCAACTCTGTTCTAGCTGTAGGACTAACAACACTCGTCACAACAACCATGTCAACGCCATGGCAGAAGTGAGGCCAATTACCACAGATATAATTAGTTACATCACCCTCAACATCTCCAACTGGAATGTAGTTCTCTGCACGATAATTCGTTACATTTTCGAGCAGGTTTTTATAACTACTGCCAGTAATTTTAACATCACTTTCCATGTAGTGATGTCCGCCCGGAGGTATCAATCCTTCTATTGGTTTAGGCATAGTTATTCAGAAAAATCAACATATTCCATTTTTTCGATACCCTGCAAGGCTTTTGTTCGTTCTGGCAATGCAGGCTTTGCATCATTCATAGTCGCAATCGCGCCTCCGCGTTGTCTCAATAGAAACACAAGCAATGATAACGAATCCAATGCGTCTGGTGAATGTTGGCGAGTCCTCTTGCAGTAGTCGCCTTTGCTTTCCACGCGAACCAAGCCTTGGCCTTTTTGCTTGTATCTACGAGCGGTTGCTTGGCGAACCAATTCCTCACTACGGAAGCCGGGTGAAATTTTCAGATACTCAAACTCAAGATACTTTGCTAGACCGAAAATCAATTCTGTGACAACCCCAGAATAAAGCTGTGATGCAGGCAATGAATCGTCACCAAGAATGTGCGTGTCAGTAGCGGCAGTAGAGTAATTCACTCCAAGCACATCCCCCCACACAGTGCAAAGCGAGTCGTGGATGCCAGCACCGTTTCCAGTTCGATCAACGCACACCCAATTCGGAGCTATACGCATTTGTTTACAAAATCTGATAATATTTGTGGACTGCTCCAGTGTCGCGGCTTTAGGGAAAGGAATCTGTGAGTCAAGTTGTAAGACAACCTTTGGATTCTTGTATTCTACAAATTTCCCACTCATTGGCGTATAGCCGTCAGAAAGCCCAAATCTGCCGTAAGAACAGATTACTTGGTCGTTGCCCTCTAAAGCTAAATCGAACGCGCACAGGGGCACTACAGGCCCAATAAAGCGGGTAATTCCCATGGCATTGTCCATCATGCTTGGCGTAATGATTGCCATGGACACACCTTCCTGCGGGAACCATCCCCTAGCCATGGTGTAATATTCTGCGGTCTTACCCTTGGATTCGTATGCCTGAAAGCCCTCATAAGTCTGAAGACCGGGAAATACAATTTTCTTCTCAATGACATTTTCGCACTTGGCAGCATCTAACCTCAGAACGTGCCAACCATCACGACTCTTCCACTCTAAGTCGTCCTCGCAGTCAATAGATCCCCAGCCTGCTATTGGTTCACAACGCTTGCCAAACTCACTTGTTCGGTCTTTGGGGTTACTTGCCGCAAAGATTTTGATTCGACCCTTCGCACCTTCTGTATCGGCAGCAGACAAGATGTTCTGTAAACCTTCCCAGACACCAGCAGGAACTTCTTCGGCCTCGTCCAGCACAACATGAGTTCTGCTCATCTTGCCCCACTTTGGATGCGCCTTGCCACTTCTTGGGCTAGGGTGGAAACCACGAAGCGTTCCAGTCCCGCTATCTCCCTTAGGGACTGCGACTAGGTGAATGCCATTCTTGGAATCATTATTTGCTTGAATACTTTTTACAAGTGTCTCACTACCTTCAAATTCTGGACGAACTAATGCAGTGGTATAGAACTTCTTAATTGCTGCAAATACGTTTCGCTGCGCGTGTTCTGCTGTAAGTGACACAACTTTAATACAGGTGTAATGAGGATCGCGCATCCAATCCAGCAAGAACCATGCCGCTGCCGAAAAAGTTTTACCCATGGCCCCAGCCCCTTGTATAAGTAGTTTATCGTGATTAAATAAACATCTCCATGTATTCTGTCCAGACATCGGCCTCCAGTCATAGACATTCGGCCCCCATAGAATTGTTGCCGCTGCTTCAAACTGATCTGCGTCTAGCAATGTTTGGACATAGGATTGAACTATGTCTTTCGATCTTGCAATACCCAGTTCAACCTTACCCTTAACCGTTCCAGCATTGAGAATGATATGCTTCGCGGCATATACAATCCCAACATCTTCGTCTCTGTCAGCCTCTTCCCGTATCTCCTCGGCTAACTTGATGATTCGACTGACGCTTCCTCCTATCACGTTAGCTCTGGAAGGTTTCGTTCTTGCTTAAATCGGCGTAACACATCCCACACTTTTTCAAGCGTGTCATCGCATCCTTTAACCCTGCGATTCTCAACGCTTCCATCATCGTGATAAAGATCAATGTCAAATTCCTTAAACTCGCCAGAATCATACCTCAACTTGCTGCGAATTTCGTTTTCCAAGTCGCTAATGACAAGCAACGCATCAATTCCAGACAACGCATACTTATGGTCGTCCTGATCCTCTGGTAAATTAAATTCAAGTATAGCTTTCATTTTGTTAAGTTATTTATTTCTAATTGTTTTATTTTTCTATAAAGCTCATCATTGTATTCGTTAGCTTTTAGTAATTCGTTTTGTAGTTCTCCAATTTTAGCGTAATAATTTGTGGCATCATCTTGTGCTTTGTTGCGCTCGCGCTTTGTCTTGTTGTGCGCCTCGCGCTCGCGGCAAAGATCGGTTTGTATGTATCCTCTGATTGATCCACAATCAAAATCCTTGATATGTGGATTAGCGTTTTTTCTTGAACCGCAATGCGGGCAACGCGTGTCGCTCATTCCCCGCCCTCCTGCTTGAGTTGGTCGAGTTCGGCGTTTAGTTCCAACGCCCTGCTTGTGCTGTGCCAATCAACTTCTGCAATCGCCCTCTCCGCGATGCTGCAAAGCTTGGCGTTCTCTTTTAGAAGCTCGCCCTCTCCAGCTTTGAGTGATGAAGCAGTTATTCGCCACTCGTCGCGCTCGCGTTCAAGTTTGCGAGCAAAGTCTGCATCAACCATCATGTGTCCCCATCCAACCTCGATAGCTTCTGCGTCTGTTTCTGGCGTATCGCTCATTTTGCTCCCTCCTTGAGTTGGTTAATTTTCTCGCGAAGAGCATTTCCTTGCTCGATGCGCGATGATCTCCAACCATGCAGACGCGCTATTACAGCCGTCTCATGCAACTCATCGCCTAAAAGTTCCAAGAATTTCTCGGTCAGCTTCAAAAGCTCTTTCGCCTCATTAAGCTTGCGCTGCATCTCTGATAAGCAATTTGCCCCAGCGCCATTGACTCCAATATCAATCAATCTCTTGCATTCTTCTCTTGCACTATTACGCTCTCGTTCCAAGCGTCTAGCAAAACTAGCACTTACGGCTGATTCATATCCTCCTGTCCAAACGTTTGTTACAGCATCCGTCTCTGGTGTGTCGCTCATTTTGTTAATATCCACATTATAAACATTACAACTATGATTGTAATTACGCTTGAAATTACTTCTATTAAAAATGGGTCGCTCATATTTGTGGATAAAATCTATTCATTGCATTTATTCCGTTTCCTTCAGAATACCATCCCTTTCCTTCGTAAACATCCAAAACATCACTAAAATATTTCTCATACATTGGAGCAACCTTTTCCAACGTAAAGTTTCCCATAGCAAATCTACGGCAATTCTCTGGATCAATCTCATCAATCCTTTTGATCGCCTCCACAAAGTCACCCATTGTCCGGCAACGATAACCTGTAATGCCATGTATGTTATTCTCTGCAAAGCTACCCCAATCCGTTGTAATCGTTGGCGTTCCACAAAGTAGATTCTCAATCTGGACGCCTCCAAACGGCTCAACATACATGGAAGGAAGGAATGATGCCTTTGCATTTGCCATCAATTCTTTACGCTTCACCACGTCGGCATATCCGACATATTCAACGTGCGCTGGTAACTTGTAGCCTTCTTCTTTCTGTCCTGCAATGACAAGTTTAACACCAGCTCTTTCCGTTGCCTGAATCGCAACATCCACGCCTTTGCCAGAATAAACCCTTCCCAGATACAAGAAATAATCTTCTTTCTTATGGTTAAATTCAAAATCTTCTTCATCGAAATAATTTGGAATTACAACATCATACCAATCTTGATTACACTGACCAACATTCTTTAATCCACAATAGGCATGATAGATCGCGTAGGATTCCCAAACCTTCCACCTTGCCCAGTGTCCGCCTGCATATCCAATGCCGGGTTCAACACAAATCAAATCGGGATGAGCATCACAAATCGGCCTGACTCCACTTCCCCAGAATGGTAAAATAAAATCATTCTTCTTTTTCCTCTGACCGATTGCTTTAATCGCGTTCCTGTAGAAAGTCTGGTATGCATGATCGTTCGTGTTGAACTTGAAAAAAGTTTTGCGCCAATCATGCGAGCCGTAGCTTTTCGCAAAATCATCGTTTGTTAAAACCGTCACATGCTCTGTGCAAATTAAGTCTGAATCTTCGTGGCCGTAATGAATGACTTCATGCCCGCGCTGAGTCATCATCTTCCCGAACTTAACGACCTTCTGAGTGTATGCACAGGCATTGAACTCTTTACTTGTGACGGTGTGCGGCAATCCTAGAATTTGAAATCTCATATTTATTTATTCACTAAATCAATTCCACCTTTATACGGGCCTCGGTAAATCTCAACTCCTTTTTTCGACACCGTAAAAACTGAGGGCTTTCCTCTATGATCCCATTTCGAGAAAATATCACCTTCTCCAATCTGAACCAATTCCACCCCGAAATCTTTTGCAAGCTCTATACTTGTCGAATCTCTCTCGTAAATATCCTGATAAATCACCGTCTTGATTCCGTGGCTTGCAATCGCTTTCAAACAATCATTGCACGGTAGCAACGTAACAGCTATCAACGCGCATTCATTCGGCTTCACGTATCGCAATGCATTTTGTTCGGCATGGACTACCAAAAGACGCCGCTTGTCTCGATCTTGCCAATCTTCACGCATTCCAGCGGGGAAGCCGTTAAATCCTACTCCCGCGACTGTGTTGTCATTGCGCAACAAACACGCTCCAACCTTGCGCCATGGGTCTTTACTTTTCTTTGCCGCTACCTTGGCAATCTCTAACGCATATTCTTGCCAGTTCATAATTCAAACGGTCGCATTTCGCCGGGGATGTCATCTGGAAACCTGATTCCGTTGACCTCCGCCTTGTTGAATCTTTCAATCTCTAGCGCGTCTTGAATTTCTTCGCGGAGATAAGCCAATGCGCCATCATAGGAATCAAATCGGGCTGTCTCTGTGTGATGCAAGTATCCGTTGCGTTGCACTACGTAAACCGGAGCGTTGCCATAACTCCACCGCGTTTCTATGCTCCAGTGGCAATCTCGGTCTTTGTGATGATCACTTGCAATCAATTCGTGATATTGTTTTGCAAGCTCCGCGATTTTCTTTTCAATCTTCTTCATTGGTCTCATTCTGTAGTTGGTTAAATGCGAAATCCATTTCGTGGTGGAAATGCTCCTCAGTGAAATCTCCTTGGTTCAATTTGAACAAACACGCTGCCATTGTTCGCAATACCCTAGAATATGCAAGCGTCGTTGCAAACGCGGCTTCCGTGGCTGTCCCGTAATTCGCAAATATTGGCGCGCCCTCATCGTCTAATTCATCACTGCCGTTGTTTTCAATCTGTGACAACAGCCATCCGGAAAACATGTCGAGACTATGGATGAAATCATTTGGGTTTAGCTGATCGCTTTCGATGTCAATCTGGCTTTCGATGTCGCGCTGACCATCGGCAAAACCTTGCCAGTAGTCTGTTGATTTTGTTACTGGCATGATTCGCATTCTTCATCGTCGAGATTGCAAGCGCGGGGAATGATTTCGTCAAAATCCTCGTCGGCTTCAGGAGGCGGGCCTTTTATCTCTGTCCCATGTTCCTTGTCGAGCCGTTGGATTGCATGGGTGTTGGAGTAGGATAGAGATTCGTATCTCTTGGAAAGCTTCTCCATATTCTCGGAAATAACCTGATCCATATCTGAGCCGATACTGTCGAGAATCCCGGTGATATAGAAAAGCAGGTCTCCGCATTCTTCCTTCACATTGGCAATGTCGAGCGGCTTCCGGTAGATCACAGCTTTTTTAATTGCGTCCAGTAGTTCACCAGCCTCCCCACTGATTCCCACGGCCATGTGTAGTCTGTGAGCGTCAATCGGGGTGATTTCGGAAACGATGTCCTGACCGGGCTTGGATAGTGCGCGAACAAATTCTTGATATGTCATAGCCTGTTTTTCCTAGCTTGTTTTTTTACTGCCGCAAACGTTTTTTATTCTTGTGAGGCTAGAAACAATTCTAGCTTTCGAATATCAGCCTCTAAAATGGCCTTCTCTTTCATCACAGAGGCAAACTCCCCTCTCAGTATCTCAATGAGTTCGTGGGCCGTTTCCGGGCTTTTGTGGGTGTCGTATGATGTGAAAAGAATCTCCAGTTCGGTCTTGGTTTTTTTGGACATAGGACGTGGGATAGTGGCGGAAATTCTCCCGGAGTCAAATAGGCTTTCCGGCTCCCTCAATAGCTTGTTTCTATTTACTCCATTTGGTCACCCAACCAAATAGAGTTTTTACTGATCAGTAAAAAATACCCTATTTAGTAGAAAGCGCTGTGAGATTATTCCCTATCGGGAAAATATACGCCATTGGCAATATCTGTTAAATATGCGGGATCAGGTATAGTTTCGCCGAATCTAGCTAGATTCCCCCCTTTTCGGGTATAGCAAAACCCTGCGCTGAGATTGTGTCTCTATTGCTATTCTTTAATCTCTAGCGATTCCGGTTCAATCTCAATTATCTGCGGGACTGGTTCCGGCAATGCTTTCAAATCCTGTAACGAATCATGTGTATTGCGATCAGGCACAGAAAAGCTAAGCTTAAAGTTTTGTTGCGAATTAGACTCGACTTCGATCTTGTCACCATAGCGTTTCGGCGAAAGCTTGCTTGCCATCCATTTCAGAGCATCTACACGCAAACGGCCAATCTGCGCGTCATGCGAGTTGAATGCTTCAGAAAGAACCATGTCGGCGAGAGTGTCGGCCTTTCGCACTCTCGCACGAGCGTAGCTTTCTAGAAATTCCGGATTTTCGTCTTGCCAATTATACACGCTGCTAATGCTAGGCATATCAGGAAGCTCACAGATAGCTTGGAGCGTCATTCCGTTCTCTATCATTTCGCAAATGGTTTGCGCTTTCTCTCTCGTGTAGCTTGTGGGCCTTCCTGTTTGTTTTGATTCTGTTTCTTGTGTCATGTTGGAAGTTTGTTCTTGACTGGTTAAAAATTGCAAGTCTAAAATAGCTACGCCAGTAGCTGCTTAAACTAGATATTCATCTAGTATCGCATCTCGCTACGCATTGAAATTCTTTCTAAAAGTTGGCATGATTCTTGAATAGTTTGTTTTTCATCTTGGCATGGAAAATGTATTTTTGCAAACGGGATCAATCTCGGTTGCTTGTGATGTCTGGAAATTGATTCGGGAAAAATCTTCCGCAAATGTTTTTTCAATTTTTTTTCTGTTTTTGAATAGTCCGGAGAACCGCATAAATAAAGGCTCTGCGAGGATGTAAAGAAAAAAGTGAAGTTCGGATGAAATTATTTTTCTTGGTGTTCGCGAGGATTCGGCGATGATTTCGACAGATTCGCGAATGGTTCGCGAGTCGAGAAACCAACACACACATGAACACCACCAACACCACCTGTCCGACAATCCTGTTCAGCCATCCTTGGAGTGATGGCAGCACAATCACCTTCCGCGCCCCTGTTATTGCTTCCCGGCTCTCCGATCGTGCGCCGATCATTCGAGTGCCTAAGCGCGTTGCCAATCTCAAGTTCCCTCCCTTTGGCGGGAAGCGCATTGTTTACCTCAAGCCCGACATGGCTTCGAAAATCACCTTTTCCCTGTAAATCATTATGACCAACACCATCGCGAACACTCTACTGGTGATCACCATGCTCGCCATCGTGTCCCTTATATTCGCAGCGACACAAATCTGAACCATGCGCACATTCAACCTTCACAATCAAAAGCCACTTATGAAACTTGCAAACAGGATCGAAATCTACACGCAACCGGAGGAAGTACCGGTTCGCGGAAATGCGCTGGCATCCGGTGACGATGCGGCGGACATGGAATGCGAAAACGAAATTCTCTCCCGTCTTGCGGCGGGGGAGGAATGGGCGTGGTGCATGGTGACTGTTCGCGTGACTCTCCCGTGCGGGCGGTTCGCGGAGGATTACCTCGGCT